CTGTGCAACTTGTTGTTGCGTTCCTGTGTTTGAAGTAGACCCATTAACTGCTCCATTAGCTAATTGTAAGGTATTAATACCATGTGGTGCTACTTCTAAAGTGGTTCCTGCAAAATCTAAAGTAACGCCATCTGGATTAACTTGGACTGTAGTTCCACTACTAATAAGTCCACTACCAGCTGTATCAAATTTTGTAGCTAATTGGCTGAATATTGAACCAATTTCTCCATTTATAAAAACAATTTCTCCATTTATTGAGCCAATTTCTCCATTTATTGTACTGATATCCCCATTTATTGTACTGATATTCCCATCAATTGTATTAAATTGTGTTTGTATTGAACTTGTTGTACCATGAACAAATCCAATTTCAGTTGCAGTTGTACCTCCATTACCAGCTGTTGTAGGAACACCATGAGTATCAGTTACAACAACCTCCTGACCAGACATTATATTTGGATTACCTGCAATAGTATCTCCTGTAGAAGGATAAAGAGCTAATTGATACTGTGCTCCAGGCACAACATTTATAATAGAAACTAATCCAGGTAAAATTGTATAATATACTCGTCCTATCTGAGAAATATTTACCAAAGTAACAGCTGCACCCGTTGTAATAACAGATGCTAGGAATATAGAATTGGCATCAGGTGGAACATTTGTAGTTGTAACTCGAATATTATATCCATCTGTCTGTTTGTAAAAAATCTTGGCATTTGTAATTTCATTTAATGTAAAGGCAGATGTATCAGTCGTAGCAAGATAATTTATCCAAATATAATTTGTAGAAGACTGTGTTACTGGGATATTTATAACACCAGATGATTGTGGAGTAAGAATTAAATTTCCAAGGCCGTCATTTGTTGTGGCTGTGATATTAGACTCATTATATAAAGTAGTATCCGAAGAAGAAATAAAAATTCTATTTCCTAAAGGATCATAAGCAATACCACCTAAAGTAACATTTACGGTAGGGGCGGCACTCGTATTATTTGTACCTGGAACAACAAGAAAACCCTCTCCAGATATTGTTGCCTTATCAATACCGCTTGTAAATGAATCTGTAATAAGATTTGCGGTACGAGTTTGACCACTTGATTGTAGCCATTCAAATACTTGTGCTATAATACGCTGTGCGTTGCTAAAAAATACTGATGCCATAAATGCCTCTTTATGAATCTCTATTCAGTTACGAGAAAATATGTCTTTACTGAAGCTGGAACAAGCTGATTTACTATACTTTCAAGAGTTGACAATAATGGAAGTATAAATTTACCTGGATCAAAAACATTAATAATTACACCAAAAGCTAATGTACTAGCATCCCAAAGAACAGGAACTGGCAATTGAACATCAGTATACTGTAATCCGTAAGCTATCCCTGTCTCAGTTGGACCAAACCATTGATTTGTCAGAATTAAAGATGTATTTGAAACAATCTCCAATATAGTACCTAAATAAATACCATTTGAATCAGTAATTTCCTGACCAATAACTAATTGAGATATAAATTGTGTACCTATAGTAAAAGAACCAGACGGAACAGTTACAGTACCAGCACTAGGGAATGTTATTGATGTTGCAGAGGGGCCATAACATAATGCTCTACCATTAAGAACACTGGCAGTTGCGAATGTAATAGAAGTACCAGCAAGAATGTTACCATTCACTGTATTATTGGCCCCAAATGTGAATGTTGTACCAGTTACGAAGTAAACATTATCTGCTGTGGCACCATTTTCCAATACAACTGTTGCATTGGCTGGTAAGGTGAGAGAAGATCCAAATGAAAAAATATAAGTACCTGCTCCATTCAATGTAAGTGGACCTGCAGACCATGTTCCTGCTGAAGAAGCATTATAATGTCCTGGTGTAGCTACATACCCACCAAGATCAGTAGATGATATATTAGTCGTAATTGGAGTTGCCACTAATGTTGTTGCTGCATTAGTGGCATCAATATGAGCCTGAGCTGCTGCTGCGTCACCATTATGTAAAGTACCACTAAATGTTCCTGGAGGAAATCCTGTAACACTACTGCCAGGAGAAACACCTAGATCTCCAGTTAAAAATGTACTACCTGTATTAGTAACTGCTGTCCCAGCTAAAACAGCATAAGTATTTGCTGTTAACAAAGGTGCTGGAAGAACAGTGGCATTTCCAGTTACAATATTGCTACCATTTGTAAAAGTAACTAATCCTGTTAAGAGTGTTGCACCCTGTAAAGAATCAAATATCTTAATAGGATTTCCAATATCAAAAGTAGCCTGAAGAGTATGTGTTGTTGGAGTATTCATTGTCCAATAACCCAATATTCCATTTGTTGTATAATCAGATGGTGGAACAATCAACCCAGAACCTGGAACTGAACTTGAAGGAACAGTTACTGTTCCTGCACTAGGGAATGTAACAGTAGTTCCAGAAGGACCGTATGTTAATGCACGTCCATTAAGTACGCTATTAGAAGCAAAGGTAATAGAAGTACCAGCTAAGATGTTACCATTAATTGTATCATTGGCTCCAAACGTAAATGTTGTTCCAGTTACGAAGTAAACATTATCAGCTGTAGCCCCACCAGTTAAAACTACATTACAATTCGCACCTACTGTAAGAGCAGTTCCAAACAAGAATACATAGGTTCCTGCTCCATTTAGAGTTAAATCACCAGTAGCTGTCCAAGTTCCAGCAGCTGTTGCTGAGTAAACACCTGGAGTTGCTACAAATCCATTTAAGTCAGTACTAGAGATATCTATACCTGGACCCATTGCCTGAAGAGTAGTTGCTGCAGCAGTGGCATCAATATGAGCCTGATGAGCAGCTGCATCAGTGTGATGAAATGTACCAGTAAATGTTCCTGGAGGAAAACCAGTTACTGATGTTCCTGGATAAATACCCAAATCTCCATGAAGAACAGTGAATCCAGTGTTAGTTACGGCGGTATCACCTAAAACTGCAAATGTAGAAGCTGTTAGAAGGTAAGGATTTCCTAAGTCTGGTGTAACATCTTCCACTACTAATGTTGAATCTATAAATGGTTGAGAAGTATAAAATACTGATTGCAAACCTGTTGGAGTAATGGGTGCATCTTGAATTGTAGTTAAAATAAAATTATTAATATCACGTACATTAGTAAACGTTGGAGGAACACCAGTAAATGCCTGAACTGCTAATATAACCGCTTCATTAGTACCACCAACTAAAGAAGCTAAAAATAAATTCATCAAAATCCAACGATAATCCACATACTGCATACTAAGAGGCTTAGGAAAATTAAACAATACCCCAAAATTTTGATATAGATCCTCATCTACACATAAATCTACAAAATTATTTGTACGTGTAAGATAGGTTGTATAATAAACTTGATCTAATTGATTCCCGTACATATTCTCTACAAGCCATAAATTAGTCTTGCGCTGGTTAACAGGTTTTAAAAGATCTCCTTTACCATACACATGATAATCTGGCAAAGAATTCATTAAAGCTTCAGCTGACAATTGTTGTACACTCATTGGAATAGTCCAAGTCAAAGTAGCTGACCAATCTGAGGTAAAAGCTCCTGTTACTGTTCTTACTCTAGCATACCATATTTGTACAACTTCATTTATACGTGCAGCTACTGGAACAGCAAATCCTTTCCTAACATTTCCATTTTGAAATGTAATAGCTGTAAGTTGTGTAAATGTAACTAAATTTGGTGAATCAAACAAGGGACTAGTATCTAACTGTAATTCAAAATCTGCTAATGTCAAAGCAGGAGTAATAAAAGCTGGATCAAATCCCCACCAAAAAACATAAATTCCATCTTGACTTGTTCGATAAAAACGTAAGTCTAAAGGAATATTCTCATCTTCTGCAGATGTAGCTCCCTCATAGAAAGCACCACTATTATAAAAAGTTCCCGATCCGTAAAAAGTTACCATTATAATAAATCCTTATTTTTATCCAATTATAGACCAAACGGAACCATTCCACCCGACCCATTGATGAATATCTGTAGCATAAATCATTAGCCCTTCTGCAGGACTACTAATAGAATTCATTTGCGTAGAAGTCATTCTTGGAGGAAGAAATCCTTTAGTTGTGGAGTCTAATTCCAAAATAGCACTTGCAACTGTTGAACTCGTGCCAACTCCAAGAACTCCAGCAACATAAACATTATTGGGAAAATTAAAATTAGCCGATATAGATGTTGTAATCATTGCAGGTGTAATTACACCATTGGAAATAGTAGCAACTTCTATTCCTCCAGCACTAGGAGGAACAGTAATTGTATTATCATTTAATGTCACTGCCCCAGTTAAAGCAATAGCTCGACCTGTGAGGCTTACTCCTGTATTGATAGTAATACTAGTTGTAGCAATAAGTGTTCCTTGAAATGCTGTACTTGTTCCTAGTGTAGCAGAACTACCCATTAACCAATAAACATTGTTTGTACTTCCACCATTAATAATAATGATAGAAGAACTACTAGCTGTAGTAAGAGCACTACCAATCTGGAATACCCATTCAGCACTAGGATTACCCCCTGCATCTAATGTAAGTGTACCTGTTAACTGCGCTGTAGTAGAAAATTTATAAACTCCTGGAGCGAGAGTGGGAATAACTCCTCCCGTTCCTAAAACCATTCCTGATAAATCTGTTGTAAAAGGGAGAGCTGCTAAAGTTGTATAAGCTGAAGAAGCATCTGTTTGGGCTTGTGAGGCAGCTGCATTAGCAATATTCTCTGTGCCACTAAATGTTCCTGGAGGAAAACCAGTAACTGATGTTCCTGGATTTAAACCAAGATTACCTATAAGAACACTACCTCCAGTATTTGTTACAGTAGATGCCCCTAGAACAGCATATGTAGCTGCTGTTAACAATGTAGGATTAGAGGAACTAGTAGTAACTTCACCCGTTAAAGCAGTTATTCCACCAGAAGATGAGGCTGCAGTAATTGTAATAACTTGTCCTACCTGAGACAGAGCAATGTTGCCACCAGAAACAAGTTGAACATTTCCAGTTATTTTTGCGTTAAAATCTGATTTTAATGATAAAACTGCTGCAGTAGGAGCTATTGACCAAACCTCTGTTGGTGCAGAAGGCCAATTATACGTAGTAGTTAATTGGGCAATAGTATTAAGAGGCTCTTGAAGCTCATTGATATCTTCAGCAGCAATTTCAGAACCTAACCCAGTGTAAGAAACAGATACAGAGGTTCCATCTAAAGCAGTTGCAAAACTAATAACTCCATTTACATAGTCAACTAAAAATTGTGTACCTGTTGGTATACCTCCTGGAATTTCAGTATAACCAGGAATAATAACAGCAGGATAAGGTCCTTGAGGAACTTCAACTAAACGAATTAATCCAGGCAAGTAGGTTGCTATGCCAACTATTCCAATTATATGATTCTCAGCAACAATGGATGCTGGAATAAGACGTTCATTTATTTTTTCGGTATATGGGATCATATTTTTATCCTCTTATAATTCTACAGTAATAGTAAGACTATTAGTAACTGTGTAAGCCTCATTACCAACAGAAATTTGTTGCCCAGGTGGAATAGTAGTAGTTACATCACCTTCAATACTTTGAAGAATAAGGCTAGTTAAATCGACTTCTGATACTCCTGGTACATTCTGTGCAATAGAAACTAATTCACTCAAAACAACATTTGCCCCAAGGCCCAATGAATTTATATATGTCGAAAGTGCTGTTTGAACATTCGTAACTACAGTAGTTGGTACATAACCTGGAACTACTAAAATTCCAGCAGTAAAATTAATCAAAGCCTCAGTAGCTTCTACAACCAAAATATCTGATCCTACAATATGATTAGAATTATTATCAAGAAGGGCTTGAAGAATTGGGATTAAACTATCGTATGTGTAAGTAATTGTAACAACTGTATTGTTATCAGGAATAAACCCCCCAAAGGATGCTGGACCCACAACAAAACCAGCTACACTAGCAACTGCAACAGTATTAGAATCTATAATAGAGGAAATTAATGTATTATTCGTTGATTGATTAATAGAATCATTCACATTCATACCTGTAGTAGTAGATACTGATAACTGATTAACTGAACTATCAGTTGCAACTGCCCCACCACCAACCCAACCTAGTGTGTTATCAACAACTAAATGCGTACCATCTGTAATAGTTGTAATAGTTGTTGGAAAAGTACCTTGAATAATTGTATCACCAGTATGCATCCCAGAGGTTGAAGAAATAATTAAATGGGTACTATCTGTAACAGTTGTAACAATAAATCCAAGACCTACAGTTGTAATATTGAATAATGTCTTCACGGCAAACGTAATATAACTAGCAGCCTCAATGCTACCACCAAGTAAACTATTTGGATTTAACACAAAAGTATAATCTGTATTAGGAACAAACGTGTAAGGATTACCACCTACAATACCAGTTACAGATCCAACTGATAAAGCTGGTTGATTAAGTAAAATATATTGCTGAGATCCAGTTGTAGAATATGTAAAAGTCTCTGTGACAGTTACAGGTATCTGACCTCTTATATAAACATTTACACTGCCACCATATTGATTCCTAGAAGGTGGGTTTGGATCATTTGGTCCTACAACAAGGGCTTGAATAACATTTGGATTAGTCTCCACAAGACTTTTAATTCCATTTGGAGTACCTACATTATTCCCCTCAAGTTTAATTTGTATACGCCCTGCAAATTGAACATTAGATTCAACATTAGTTCCACCACTAGTAATAGCAGTATTTGTAACAGCATCAATCCCGATGCCAGGGCCAACAAGAGAAGTAATTGTATTTACACTAACATTACCTACTGTACCAATTGTCTGTGCTATAATTGTTGTGCTTTGCTCGTAAAAACCTGTAACTGGATTAAAATAACTTGGAGCAAGTGAAGGAATAAACGTTACAGTTGCTGTAGTAGCAAATGACACAGCTGGAGAAGCAGATGTAGATAAAGTAGAAACAGTAGTACCAGAAGGAACACTTACAATGGGACTAGATGTTGTATAATTTCTAATACGAAATGTAACAATGCCAGTAGCCTGAGTGCCAGGAAGACGAGTCATCCCATAATTATTACCAATAGCATCAAGATCTGCCATAGATATGGTGGCAGCATTAGCAACAAAGGCTTGAACATTCTGAACATACTGAATTGCTGGATAAACTCCCGTATCTGTTGTACCGTTTTCTGGAGAAAGTTCATTAGCAACTGTTGAACAAACTACATCATTCACAACACTTCCAGTTTGAGTTGCAATGTCTGGACGAGAAGCTTGTAAAAATGAAAGCATGTTGGAGAGAATTTGACTAAATGTTGGAAGAGCCATAATTAAATTCCTATATATTACTAATTAGAACGCCTGTTGTTATTTCCTGCCCATTTGCTGCAATAACTGTAAGTAACGAGGAAACACTAGTCTCATTCTGAACAGTTGTATTTAACGAATAAAGAGTTTGCACAATCTCTGCTGGATTAGATCTATTTTGAGTAAGCAAATAAAGAATCTGAAGAGCTTGAGTAATCTGCTGCTGCACTGTACCGCCAATTGTATTAGGATTTACTTTATTTCCAATTACAGATTGAAGCGTTGTACCATATAATGGAAATAAATCATTAGCACCTTGTTCAGTAAGCAAAATCTTTAATACATCCTGAGTTGTTTCTTGAAGACCACTAACTAATGTAAAATCATTATTACTTCCAATTTGGAGATCATTTGTCTGCTCACCAAAATATTCAGGCGGGTTGCCTTGTTGGGGAACACTCTGAGGGATTCCAGGGGTATTAATGGTAGTAAGTAAAAGATCTGACAAAGGAATTCTCCTATTAGGAATTACAGATTTGATCTATAAGAGTCAAAAATGCATTAGCTGTATTAACGAAATTTTGTAATTGCTTAACTTGGCTCGAAACTGCATTTGCCAAATACGCACGTCTGTTATAAGTGTAAATAAGATTCTGAAGTCCTGCTAAGGCCTTAATTGTTGCACCACTTTCTGCTTGGGCAATAAATTGGCTAATTGTGGGACATGTTGCATAAGATTGCATTGGTCCAAGAACAACATTTAACTCTGCTTGAATTTTATTCTGTACTGCAGCAAGTGTATTAATTTCTAATTGAGCAAATTCATTCAAAAGATCAAGCCTAGCAATCTGTGCTCCTAATGTTGCAATCTCAAGATCAGCAGCAGCTATCTGCGTCTGTAAAAAAGTCTTAAAAGTTGCTTTAAGTATAGGCGATTGACACAAAATTTGCCTAATAAAATTAATTACACAAATACTTAACGCTACTGGGGTAGATTGTGGCATTATAAATTACCTACACTTATTTTTTCTTTTCGTCGTTTTAATACCAAAATTCTTAGACATTCTATACATTGATAACCTTTTGTTCTACCACAAATAAAGGTATCATGCCCCTGTTTACAAAATTGTTTTCGTTTTTTATGCGGTTTTCCTGTAACTGCTTTTACACGTTTCTCTGTTAAAGATTTTACACGAGGATCTTCATTAGTTAACCCAGTATTCCAAGTTTTCCTGCCTCTTGCAGCATGATATGCAATATACCTTTGTTTTTTATACTTCATTACCACAAAAGTTTCTGCACATCCACAGGCACAACTACGAATTTCCTCAACAAGATCTTCAGGAAAATGCTTTCTTAATAAAAAAGCTAAAGTTCTTTTTTGTATATGTTCTGGGGTAAAGGGTGCTCTCTTAACACCTAAATGGGCTAATCGTTTCTTTTCGCAAGTTTCTTTTGATTGAGGACCATTTTTTAAACCTTTTCTTGGATTAGGTTTTAAACGCTTTACACCACGGCAACTTTCTGCCTTTGGATTAATATTGTAACCCTTATCTCTTTCATAGCTTTTATAGTAATCCATCCAATATTGTTCTCTTTCAATAAGCTTATTTTTATCTTCTACCAATTCAAGTATTACGAATTCAAAGGCTTCTTCACCATATTTATTCCAGGCTCGTTGCAAATAAGAATTAGCATGAATATTTTTCTTTAAATCTTTCTTATGGGAAGACCATCTATTTCCGATATCAGCAGCACTTCCAATATAAACTAAGCCTCTAATTAAATTAGTAATCTTATAAATCCCTGATTTTTTAAATGGTAACATGGTTAATTTCCCGCTGTTACAGTTACACTTGAGGTAGATATCTTAGAAGTCAAAGAAGGTGGTGCGATAGGTGACTGAGCTAAAAATGCAAGTCCTAATGCCCCAAGTTCAGAATGTAAAACTGGAGCACCACCTGCAAAAGCTGACAAAGCTGTAAAAAAAACTTGAATTGCATTTACGAATGCCCAATAAATAGGATCTATACTGGTATTAGAAATAGTCAAATCTCCTAATCTCGCAACTCCTTGCCCCAAACCGCCATTAAGAGAAATAGTTGTTCCATTTAAAGCGATCTCCCCAGTAGGATTCATTGTTAAAGAAGCAAGAGGTACACCAGTACCTAAAATTGTATTCTCAAGAACTATATTTCCTATAGTATCCATTGTCAACTGAGAAATAGGAATATCAAGGGCCGTTGTTGGAACAGAAATTTGCGTAGCTATCTGAAGTCCTTCAGTTAAACCTGTTAAAGAATTTGTGGTATAGTTAAAAGTACTTTGTATATTATCAGTTCCAGTATTGGATTCGAAATAACCATTATCTGCAGATAAAATAACTTCATGATCGTCAGAAGTACCTTGTCCACCAATAATTAAACGTTCCCCCATTGATCCTGATTCAATCTGCGCAACCCCGTTATTCCCTAGATATAAATGAGCACCAAATCCAGGTGTACCTTCTCCTATTGGAGATGAAGGTCCTGTTGCTTCCATGAAAATTTCCCCATCTTGAACAGGGTTAGCCCCAATAGCAATATCCTGACTAGCATTCCCTGTAGAAGGAATAGCACCACGGTACTGGTTATTAGCAGTAACAAAGGCATACGGTTCCCGTATAACCATAAAAATATAAGATTGGTATGCATCCAGTTGAATAACTAGTACAAGACTGCCAAGCAAGGGGGCACTTTGATCTTTTAAAGCACTACCAAGTTGAACTCCAACAAGTTTCTGACCATTTGGAATTTCAATAACAGAATATTGTCTGGGAGTTGTTGGATCTTTGGCTAAAATTTGAGCTTGGAATATCCTATAAGCAGACATAATTATGACCCCGATGAGGCAAATGAATTTTCTATATCGGTAAGAACAGGAAGAAGATCAACATTTATATCTGTGATTGCATTTGTACTATCATATGTTGGAACAGCATCTCGCACATAAGATAAAGAAAAACTCATTGTAGCTGTTCCAGCCACAACTACATGCTTACTTAAACCAACAATATAGCCAAATTTATATCTTGTCTCATCAATAAACGTTTGTCCTACCTGAATTGTATTATCCAAATCACACGAAATACTACCTGTTTTTAGCTTTGCATTAGACAAGGCCATTAAATATTCACACCAACCAAAAATTCCAGTTGTCTTACTATTGTTAGTGTTAGTATTTGACAAAGAAATAGTTGTAGTATTAGGATTTGCAGCTGTTTCCATTTCCAATAAACCGTTCTGAATAAGTAACTTACCATCACAGTATCCAAACTGCTGTAAACCAGGAATATTAGGAGTAATATTAGGTGAATATCCAGTAAGAAGTTTACTTACTAAATTTTCTACTGATTCTGTATAATTAGTGGAGATACCATTTAAGTTACTACTACGAATCATGGAAATATCAGAACGTCCTTTAACTGATGTAGCCATATTATTGTATTGGGGAGATCTCACTATAAATTGACCATTGGGCTGTTCATAAATCTCAACAAAGGTAATTTTTCTAATCTGATCCAATATCTCATAAGGAGTTTGTAGTTCAGGACTAAAAGAAAGAAAGATATTATCTAAAAACTGAAAATAAGCTTGTAAATTCTGAACATTAGGATCAATAAATACAGGACTTGTACTTGTATAATTTATAACTTGTCGTCCGACATCAGTAGTCTGTGTAATCTGCTGAAAGGTAGCAGGTGATACACCCCTTGTGGGACTGCTATTAGTTGAAGCAGAAGCTAATCTATTTGCTTCAAGAACTATATCGTCTAAAACTCCAATATCAATAGGAACATCAATTGGTTCAATATAAGAAAATGGCCTCAACTTCATAACAGTAGATAGCAAATATGGAGGTAATGTAAACAAATTTGCGGGAAATGAATTCCCAGCTATCAATGAGGTAATATTATAAAAACTACTCCCCAATGGGGGTAATGTTGGTCCTGCAAAGGGAGTAGAAGCTGCTGTAGGATTAGTAACGCCCAATGGACTGTGAAAAAAACCTGCCTGAGTTGCTGTAGAAGTACTTAAGTTAGTTGAATTTAAAGGATTTATAGGAGTAGAAGTTACAGCAACTGCAGCATCTGTAGTCGTATTAAAATCAATTTTATAAACTGTGTCAAATAAATCTTGTATGATACGCCCTATTGGTTGCCCAGCATATATAGTCTCATAAGGCGAAACATCATTTAAACCAGTAACTTGTCCTGCTTGATACAAAGCATTTGCGAATAAAGAAGTTTTAATAGCCCTACGAGTTGAACCAAATAATCTACTCCACCCATTTCCACTTACTGTAACCTTATCAACCTGATTAATAGAGCTTGAAATATTTTTTCTCATTACAAAGCCATTAAACTCATTAGAGAATAAGGTTTGACCATTAGGCATCTTAGTCAATAAAACAGATTCCTGTTGCAAATAAGGATCTACTGGACTTTGTAATCCAACAGGTGGAACATCTGTAGTAGTAGAATACTGAAAAGTCAGTATAGGATTATTTTGTAATGTTTTTAATGGATTTAAAACAAATGATCCATAAATATTTGTTATGGGAGTCTGATTTTTATAAAGAAATAACGAAATAAAGTCATACTCTTGAATCAAATCGCTAAGTCGTAAACCTGATACCGTAGAAAGAACGGTAGTTAAATTTGTATTCTGAACAGTCATTGGGCCTGATGACATACCTCGCTGTGACTTAGCTCCTGATATTGGTTCATTACTACCAAAATTATTGGGTTGATTATTATTAAAAGTAAGGGCATTCGATTCATATTGAGACAATAAACCAATTGCGTCTTCACTATTAGAAAATGAAAGACCTTTTGTTAAAGTACTACCAGATAATGGCTTAACTTTCAAACTATTATCAATTGTTCCATAACTTAATGCCAAATCTTGTAAAGTAACAGCCCAGGAATAAGTTGTCTCATCAATACTTTGTTCAAAGGAATAATCAGTAACAAATCCAGAAATATCATATTTTGTAAAATAGGTTGTATCATCCAATGGTATAGAATAGGGAGTAAAAGTAGCCAATGAGAAATTACCAGCAGTAGCAGCAGCTGACTGTTGGGTAAAAAGGGGTGTGTATTTATAGAGAAAACACTTAATTAATAAATATTCCTGACTTACTTGACTATTTTGTACCATTTTTTAAACTCTCTTCTGCGCTTAGAATTTTTGTAATAAATTACTAATATTGGCACTTGCCTTATTCAATGGAATATTTAAAATATTCTCCAACCGACCAATAGCTCCTGCAATCACACCATTATTGGTAGTAGAAAGTGAAAAATCTTCAATAGCAAATTGCTGCCCGAAAAGTAATTGAAAATTGATAGTGTAAGTAAACTCATTTAAATGACTAGTAGAAGCTTCTACGTCTAAAAGAGTCATAAAACCTTGATAAATTTGTGTTTTATAAAAAAGAGTAGAAAGCTTATTATTGGATTCAAAATTTTGTTTTAAAAACAAAAGCTCTTGATAGGCTGTTGAACCAGCCGATGCTCCATTCAAAACCAACATTTCAGGAGAGTTATACCAAATTTGATATTGTACTCCTCCCTGAGTTGGAAGTGTACCATAAGAAACAGCTTTGGTAATCTTCATGTTTCTAGGATTAACATAAAAATTAATATCATTAAGTCGAACTGGATAGATTGTTGCCATTTTATTCGTCCTTCAATGCTGGAAATTTCTTTTTATCAATCTCTCGTTTAATATTTTTTTCAGTTACTTCTTTATTAGAAAGTGGTGCAAAAGGATTTATATGATTAACAGATGAAGTAATAGTTTGGACTCTAGCATCTAACAAAGTCCAAAAATTCTCAAAAAAGTTTTCAATTTCTTTAATAGGTCCAACTATTTCAGTTAACTTTTCCATTCCCTCAATGGACATTTGTTTTCCTGCTTTAGAAAGATCTTGTACTTTTTTAGCATAATCTTCTTGTGTTATGCCTCCTGGTCCACCTTGTACCAATTGTTCAGAAAGTGCAAAAAGTTTAGGAAGATCTTGTATTTGAATTCCGAGATTAAGTTGTTTATTTAGAGCATCTGCAACAAACATACGCTGCATAGGATCTTTAAATTGGTTCCCTACTTTTTGTATAAATTGTCCCATCATGGAAAAAGGATTGCCAACTATACCACCATTACTAGGGCCAATTCCACTGGAGGGGGCTCCAAACATAGCTTCAAAAGTAGGCATTTTTCCACCATTAACAAATGTTGCCATACCAGTCATTTGTGGGAGGGTAAGATTAGCTCCTGCCTGTGCAATACCAAGAGTCATTCGTGTTCTCTCAGTTTCACTTTTACCAATATCCTTAAAAAATCCTCCTACATTATCTAGGACACTAGCTGCAACTGTTCCGTCATTTGTAATATTACGAAGGGCTTTTTGCATCTCAATCTGAGTCGCAATAGCATCTAATTGTGTAATTTTAAGATCTTTAGCATTTTTAGAAGATTGAAAAAATGTAGTAGAGATATCCTTTTGAGACATTCCCAAACTCTTAGTAGCATCTGTAAAAAGCTCCATTTCTTTAGCTGCATCGGGAAGAACATTAGCAAAAAGTCCTAAATTACCACGAACTGCTTCCATACCACTAGTGCCAGTTGCCTGACTTATCATAGTACGAGATGTAGCCATTCCACCTATGATAGCTCGTTGTTCTTCAGGTGAAATAGCACCATTAAGACCTCTAAAAAGTCTTACGTCAAAACCAGTAGCTTTTGTCTGTGTAGTAGCAGCCCCCTCACCCAATTGACCAAAACCAGCACCAGCAAGTTGAATACCAGTTTTAGTAAAAGCTGCTCGTTTATTAGCTATTTCTATCATAGCTCCAATAATAGCGGCAGGAATAGCTATTTCTGGCTCTGCAATGATATTTGCAACTCCAGACACCAATCCACCAATAGGGCCACCCACTTTATTAGAAACTGCCTGTATTTTACTTAAAAGCCCACCTTCCTGTTTAATACTTTTCTCAGTTTGAGTAACAATATTTTTTCGTACATTTTCAGCTTTTAGAGTAGTTTCTGTTTTCTGTTTTTCCAATTCTTCATGAGCCATCTGTCCTGCACGAGCTTTTTCTTCCAAACCTGCGATTGTAGCCACAGTTTCTGCATCTATAGCAGCTATAGCCTCATTTTTATATCTGGTGAGCATTGCTCTACGCTCACTCTCTTTGTCACCAATTGCTCTATAAAATCGTTCTTGTTTCTTTAAACTATCATTAGTAACATTTCCCCATTCTTCGCCATAACTTCTCATCATGCCAGTTAAAAGGCTTTGTAAATCTTCAAAAGCTTTCTTAGCAGATGAAGTATTTATAGTGACATCACCCTTCAACCCAGTAGATTGACCAGGAAGGATTAAATTAGAAAAAAAAGGATTTTGTGGCTGTTGCCCAGAAGGGCCTTGAGTTTCTGCCAAGGGAATTACCTCAGAACTTCTAAGTAAGAAGAGTTTTTACTTAAGCTTTTTCAATAATATCTAATTCAGAATAATGCTTTGGATCTTTCATTATGGCAGCTAATTCTTCAGCAGTATATTTACCTTTCAGATCTTTAGACATTTGATCAAACAGAGTAGATTCAGTGCTTATAGTAACATCAGTCTTTTTACCATCAAATATAACCTCAGCTGCTTTAGGATTTAAAAATCTACACAAAAGTTTTGTACTTTCGAATTCTTCTTCTATATCCTTAAAATGATTTATTAATATCCATGTAAGTTCAGAAGGAGCTAAATTAGTAATAATATCAGAGAAAGGAGATACATGGAGGGCCTTGGATGCTATCCAAAGTTCACGGAAAGGAATTAGATCACTTTTTTTTTAAGTTCTTCTAATGTCTTATCTTGTTCTTGTGCTATCACATCATAGCAATTATAGATTTCATTGAAAATAGGAGCTTGTAAATTCTGAATGAATTCCTTAATGAATTTAATGTCAACCTTCTCACCATTAATAGAATCTATAGCATAAATAATAAGTGCTTGTTGAAGAATAACGGCACGAAGGGCAGCATCAGATCCTAATGGGGAGGTGGGTAATTCGGCTAGGGCTTGCTGTTGCTGAAGAACAGACAAGGTATGCATTGAGATTTTCAAACCATTTACGACTTCAAATTCACGTTCAACTCGATTCAAACTACTAAAACTTTTCAAATCCATTTTAAAACTCCTTTTCTTTATCTTTTAATACGCTCTAACCATTCTTGTGTCACTATATACTGAACATGACTATTATTAGCATATTGAGCCATAGTATAACCAAGATCTTTTACAATCGTCTTTGTGTCCTGCCTATATTCTGCTGTCAAATGCAACTTTGTCAATATCCAATGAAGCAATTTATAAGTCTGAACCACTACTACTAATAAAATGAATAGTGTAATCATTTGATTAATCCTCCCTTTCTCTACTATTAGTATATCACATAAAGGGAGGAATTGCAACACTTATTTTGATGCTATTTTTAGGCTGGTTCTCCAACTACTGTAGAAGATGTATATCCAAAATCTACTGCTTCCATAACTCGAAGATCTCCACCATTAATATTGTACGTTGCACCTACGCTATGAATCCAAACACCTGTAAAAATAGTTGATTTTGTTGGAACACCTGATCCTGCTGGTGCAATTTCTTGCTTTAGAATACCAATAGGAGCATTGTTATTTACAATATCGTCTCCAGAAATACCAAGTGTTTCCAAGACATCAGAAACATACAACATAACTCGATCTGCATGAAGAGAATATTCATCTACTGTACGAGGTAGACGTTCAACTGGCTTACCCTGTTTATCACTATCTAATTCAAATCGAAAATCTGTATTTCGGCGTTGAGTTTGAGTAAATGACTGTACAGCACCAATCTTTGAGCTTTGCTGGGCAAGAGCTAAAAGAGCTGCTGGGTTATTAAGAGTAGTCGCATCCAATGTTTTTGGAAGGACAAAAAGTGATACTGATGTACTAAGTCGTGCAATGGTGTTTCCCAATTCGGCCACGGTGGTTCTCCTTTTACTACTATATTCTTTATAAAATCTTATTACTTTTTCTAATATTATCAGGTTCCCATAAAGGCTGTAAATTAACATAATTACACGCTTCATGAAACTGTTCTATGTTGGCAAGATCAAAACTATCAAGAGGAAGTATATGATCTATATTCCATTTATCTCTGCCCTTACCATAATTATTCCAAGACATACCTGGAAGAAATTTAGATTCAAGATAATTTTTTAAAAACTCTGGTGTGCATCCAAGAGATTTTGTAGAAGAAGCGGGTTTTATAGTACCTCTAATTGCTGAGGAAACTCTACTTCTAATATTTTGCATCATTCTATGCTGTGGATCTTTATTCAGATTCCTAACAGAAGCATTTCTACGTTCTCTATTATTTTCACGCCATTGCTGTGTAAGTAAAATATGGTATTCTTTATTCTCAGTTCGCCATTTTTTTGAATTTGCTAATGAACGTTCTTTGTTATCTCTATACCATTTTCTGCCCTGCTCATCATTATATTCTTTATGCTCTAATCGCCATTTGGCCTTGGCTTTATTATTGCAGTCTCTACAATGACCAGCTAAACCATCCTTTCGTGTTTTATCAGGACTAAAATTATCTTTAATTGATTTACACTTAGAACAGTATTTCATTTGTTATACTAAATTAAGACCCAATGTAATTAAGATGGTATCTAATTCCAAGACAGGCTGTATACCAACTTGTAAGAGAATTTGAGTTGGCTGACTTGGATTTACTGTTGCTGTTGGAGGTACAAAAGATTCAATAATATTTGCTTGTTCAATGGTCTGCATAATAGCTCCTGAAACAGTTTCAACCTGTGAAGGAGTATTAGCAAGCAATTTTTGCCCAATAAAAATTGGATCTAAGAGTCCACGAAGCGTCTGAGCACAATAATCTGTAATTTCTGTAACCTGATAAAGTTGATTCAAGATTGTATCAAATGCTGTGGTTGTTCCAAATACAACTTTAGGAGAACCACTGATATTATCCACAAGAAGTACACCACCATTGGAAAGAATTACTTTCTCTGCCTGGGCCAAAGTATTTGTAGTAGCAATACCTGACACAACTTCACGAGTAAGAGGTTGTGCAACATCATATGTTGGATTTGTTCTTAGAGCTGCTAAAGCTGCAGCCATCATCGTTCCATCTACTGTAGAAGCAGTTGTATTTGTACCAATAAACATTGAATACGTTACATTTGTCTGATTAACCACAACCACACGATTACTAGAAGCAGCAGTTGCATATCCAAGCATTGTTGCATCACTTGGATTTGAACCTGCTAAGAAACCAATGAAAGTAGTTCTTTCTAGACGATTAGTTGTACTAGAAGCTGTTACGACATGTGCCGTAAGATCTGGAATAAGCATTGCATTATCTGCAGCGTCTAAAGAAACAACAATATTAATATTAGGAATGAAGAGCTTTTGAAGAGCTGCACGAACCTGTGAGGCATTAGATCCATCAGCAGGATTCATTTGCATCAAACAAACAATACTAGCTCCATTCTGTTGAGCTAATTGAGCAGCAATAGGAAGAGTCCAAGCCCCATTCATATTAGCAGTTTGGCTATCTCCACCACCTACAGTTCCCACTATATTTGTAATAGTACTAAAATTCTGTAAGAAAAAGAATTGGGGTTGGAAAGAATTCTGCCCGTCACCCAATGCTTTAGTCCATTCATAGTTCACAAAGTAAGTAACTCCAAGTGCTGGACGAGAAGGTGTAGAAACTAAAGAACCAGCAACAAATCCAAGAATTGAATTTGCAGTTCCATTTTCAATTGCTATAGAAGAATTGGAAGTAGCTGTAGTAGCAATTACCAAAGAACCAGGAGCAGAAACCCCAGCCACAACGGTATCTGTAGTATTATTCAATGTTACAGCTGCTGTAAGAGCAAATAAACGCCCAGAAATTGTACTGCCACCATCGTCAGTAACACTTGCTTGAGCAAGAATAGTTCCCTTAAAAGATGAACCCGTTCCTAGTGTAGCAGAACTTCCAACTTGCCAATAAACGTTACCTGCATTTCCGCTATTAATCATAACTACTGAAGAAGCAGAAGCGGTTGTCAAAGTAGAACCAATCTGGAATACCCATTGTGCATCAGGATTACCCTGACCATCTAATGTAAGTGTACCAGTGAGTGCGGCTGAAGAAGAGAATTTATAAACACCTGCATTAAGAGTACGTCCACCTAAATCTCCTGTTAGAACAGTTGCACCTGTAAGATTTTGAAATGCTGTATAAGCAGTAGTAGCATCAGCCAATGCAGTAGCAGCTGTGGCATCACCATTATGTGTGACCCCAACAACTGTAGGAGAACCTGTAATAGAACCAGCAGGACTAAGAGCGACATTTCCTGTAAGAGTAGTGCTTCCCGTATTTGTAATTGTGCTGCTTGCAATTACTGCATAAGTAGAAGCAGAAGCAAGTGCAGGTACAGTAACTTCTGTAGCAGAGGCTACTGCAGCAATAGAATGAGCTGTAAAATATGCATTCATCGTAGCGGCAACTTCAGCAGCTGTTACTTCAGTTGTAAAAGGAATTGTTTGAATTGGACCATTTGCAATACTTACTTGGAAATTTTTCCCACTAAGACTTGCATAAGGATCAGATGCAGTGCCAGTAAGTTGTGTAGCTAAGGAAATCCAAGTGATATCTCCAATGGAGGTATCAACTGCCTGTCCTGCAACCCAACCTGTTGTACTACCGACAATTAAATGAGTACCGTCAGTGACTGTGGTAATAGTTGTTGAAAATATTCCTGCATTATTAATTTGAGTAATCTTATCACCAGCTGTAAGACCTGCTGTAGACAAAACAATTAAATGCGTACCATCTGTAACAGAAGAAACTGTGAAAGAAAAACCAAGCATGTAATCAATACCATTTCTGTAGACGGCATAATTAGCGTCAGTCAATGTGGTACCATCTAATGCAACTGCTGGATGTAGGAGAGTATCTGTATTGGTTGATCCACGAGTAACAGTTTCACCTGTAACTAAATTGGTTAAGCGACCTGTGCCGACATAGGCAACTACACGAATACCTCCTGATACAGAAGCTAGAAGCTGCTGCTGCACAATGTCGAATACGCCTGGGAGCACACTTTGTCCATTAATTGAAGGCATTTTGATTCTCCTCTAACAAATTTATTTCTTATTTTTCTCTCTTATTACTTTCATAGCAGCTAAAGCTTTTTCCAATGCAGCTAATTTTCTCTTTCTTGTTTCAGGATTAGCAAATCGTTTACGCATCAATTCTCTATTAACAGGATTAGCCCACCATAATTTTTTAATATTACTATTTATCTTATTATTTTTCTTTGTATGGTGCTTATTTTTAAACCCATTTTCAATCTGTCCGAGTCTATTTTTGCGTTTAAGTGTATCACTAATTTTTTGTTTATTTTCTTCTGTTCTTTTTATACCAATAGGACTATCCGCAATTCTACAAGTATTATAACCTTTATCTCTTTCATAACTTTGGTAAAAATCTAGCCAATACTGTTCTCTTGCAATAACGTTTTCTTTAGTCGGATTCTCAATATATTCAATCACTTCAAACTGAAAAGCATCTTCACCATATTTATTAAAAGCATACTGCAACAATAATGAATCATGCTTCTCATGTCTAAGAGCATATAGATGATTATTCCATCTTTTCAATGTTCTTAAAGACGATCCAATATAAAGAAAGCTATTAAAAGTATTTGTTATCTTGTATATTGAAGGTTTATTCACTGCATTTAAAAGTTTCTTATTCATATAAAACTCCTAGGAAGTGGTAATCCACAAATAGAAAGCTTCCTAGGTCTTTCTATCTGCTTCATACCAAAGTTTATTTAAAATTATCAGAGTCACTACAAGAACGTAGTGCTCCTATATTAACGTAAAAATATTATACTTTTTAGACTAATTGTATTCTTATCTACTTAGGAAACTGTAAGAGTTAAACTCTGTGTTCCAGTACCTGCTGCATTAATAGCTGACAATGTTATATAGTAGGTGCCAGAAGGGGTAGGAACACCACTTATAAGGCCATTTGAAGCATCTACAATTAACCCCGTTGGTAATCCTATGGCAGAATATGAAGTAGGTGAATTTGAAGCTGTTATAACGTAACTAAAAGGTGCAACACCAGTATAATCAGCCATTAAGGGGCTATTTATAATTGGTGGGGCAGACGAATTAACAGGTACAGTTATTCCAATACTTGCTACATTTGTAATAGGTAAGAGATTATCTGACCACTCACAATAGACTCTTAAAATCATATGATTCTCAATATAAATTCGTTGATTCTGAGCGATTCTAGTCTCAGTAGGTATGCTACGATCAATCATCTCGATACCGTTTATTGCAAGCTGAGTCCTAATTTCGGACATATTATTATAAATAAGATCAATAATTTTATCCCTAGCCAAAGTATCATCCACTACATATAATTTTATATCAACATTAACTATAAGGCTTGAAAAAATTTCATCTGTTGTAACAATATTAGCATTATTCTTTACTTGGAAACTATCTTCAGGTCCTAAATAACGAGTCTCACTAGCACTAGCCGTATTAACAATAAGACAAGGCCAATCCTGATAATCTTGTGGAACGGCATCTGAAATAAAAATATTAGAATTATCAAAATCAAACAGTCCACCATTAATAAGAGTGGGTGAAGAGAATTTCAATACTTTAGAAGTAGTTACTAAGCCAATAGAATTTCCAGAAACACCTGTAAATGTAGCCGTTAAAGTAATTTTATTCGGAATTGAATTGGTTGTAGCCCCTATGAAAAGAGTACTACTATTAGCATTTATATAAGCAACTAAATTTGCTAAAGTAATTTGTTGTGTACTGCCAATTTGAACTGTTACACCAAAAGTAATAGTATATGAACTAATACTATTTGTTATGGTAATTGTATCCCCATTGACTGGATTACCATAAAATTGAAGTGACGCTGAAGATGGAGATTCTATATAACTGTACTCAAATGCAGGTGATACTGCTGTATTATTAGCAGGAGAAAAAATATCTTTTAATTCTCGAATAACACTATTTCTTACTCGTGTAAGAATAAGATAAGGATTTGAATTAGCCATAATTATAATCCACTAGGTAACTGATACACCACGCTACCACGTTCAATTTCAGACATATTAAATGATTGATGAAGGACATAGTGCTTCCATCTATGAGGAAAAACTTCTGTGATAAAAAATCTTTCATTATTCCTGCGAACAACAAGATCTCCAGGAGTAAGAAGTGGTTCCCAAATAGTCCAATTTTGCATGGGAGCATAAACTTTCTGTTGACCATAATCTGTAAGAGCTAATTGATTAGGAGCACTCGAAATAAGACTCACAACAATCTCAATAGGCTGAAAATATCCATAGTATGGACCACCAGCTTGAGGACCAGATAAATTTGCATCAAGAGCTATCCAACCCGTACCATAACAAATAGTATCTTCATGTTGAGCATTTGTATGTCTGTCAATATCAAACAATGGGCAGCGTTGACCTTCATAACGTTTCTTATAAAGCAATACTCGTTCCCCTGATTGATTTAATATCCATTTGTCTTTTTCTCTTATAGATAAAAAATACCATTCAAGGCTATTAGGCCCGAATTGAGATTGATCAGGAAGGATTTGAAAAGAATCACCCACGATTAGCTCCTATTAAAACGCATAATTTGGACCAACAAAAACAGTACTGTTAAATGTATTAATATCAGTACTAGTAAAAGTTAAACTGGAATAAGAAGCTTGCTTACTAGCTAACAAAGCATCTACTCCATCTCCTGAATAAACATCCTTTCCAATGACAACATTAGAAGCATTCGTTACAACAACATATAAAATAGCCATTTTAATTCTCCTTATTCATTATAGTAATGGATTTGGACCAATACCAAGTGCATTATCAAACCAACCAACAATAAGAATATCACAAGCGGTTGATGATGCATTTGTTATTTGATATCCAGCAGTCGGATCAGAAACAACTTGACTTCCACCAAGACTATTACAAGTCAACTGAATATAACGATAATTATTTCCGCTATTAGCTAAATAAGAATTAGTTGAACTTTGGAAATCCCAGACAGTAACTGCGATATTGATATTATTCGGCAAAACAGCACCAGAAGTTCCTGAAGCATATGCCCAAGACAAAGATGAAGCCCCAGCAGTAGTAGCCAATAAAATTCCATTTCTATTCCCTGAAACTGCAACACCACTATTCGCATTAGTTAATGTCATCTGATTACCAGCGGCATTGAAATCCAGAATGCCAGTTGATGATCCACCTTGATCTCCATATCTGATAAGACCAAGATAAATCCACCCATTTGTTCCAAAGTTTGTATTTAGAGTAGAATAATTAGATTGTTTAGGAAGAACCGTATCCAAAACCATTACCCAATTAGCAGCAAATGTTGTTACCTTGACTGCGTAGCAAGCATACCAAGTATTTGCGGCAACAGATCCTGTTCTAAGTCCACCTTGATTACTCCCAAGAGCAGCATTATTAAAAACAGCATTTTGTGTGATAAATCCATTATAACGATTTGTAGAAGTTTCAGTTCTCAATTGTCCATCAGGAAATAAAATGACAGCATCACCACTAGTGCCATCAAGTCCTGTTTCAACAGAAACAACAGTTGCAGAAGAAAAAACAAGAGTAGGTCTACGATAAGCAAACAAAGGAGTCACTTGACCAAAGGCAACAGCATCAGTACTGGCTGTACCATTAGATAAACTTGTAAGCTTCGTATTATTCATACTGGCTGTTACACCAGATGTAACTGATGTAGAGCCGTTATAAACAGCTATTTGTCCTGATGTTCCACTACCAACAGTTCCAGATCCACCTGAAGCCCAAGTCGTATTACCACTTCCATCGGTTTGTAAAAAGAAATTATTACTACCTGATGTTGTTGGTAATTTCAATGTCCAACTTGTTGTACTATTTGTTGCTTGCATTGTCACAGTATGGGTTGTATTATCCGTAAAAATTACTGCTTTGGAACTTGCCAAAGTAATACTATTACCAAATGTCCAAGTACCACCAATAGTATAATTACCTTGATCTAACACCATATTGCTGCTTGAACCAGCATCTGGAATTGTTATAAGTCTTGAAGCAGAAGGTGCTACACTATCAATAGTAGTCGTATTAGTTGTCCCTAATATTAATTGATTAGTTGTTGGTGTAATAGTTAACGATCCAGTAATAATTGTATTACCATTTGATTCATTTGTCTGGAATATTGTACCCATCGTGTATTCTCCTTAAAATTCCTTAAGCTTTTTTAGATCTATTTTTTAATGATTTACTAATTTTACGTCTTGTACTCAAAGATCGTTTTTTACCATTCCAATATCCTATTGGATTTTTCAGATGTGCCAAGCTCAATTTTTTCCTAATACTCTGGGAAAGCGTTTTTCCCTTATTCCAAGGAATATAATAATTATGAGCACAAACGTCTGAACAATATTTTTTAATTTTCATAAAACAACGAAGTCCAGAAAATTCTTTACCACATCTACAAATTTTAGATACTATAAAATCTCCATTTAGCTTTTTAAATTTAGACCATCTTTGGGATTGTACTTTAGACATTAATTTTTTAGTTTTATTTGACCTTTTCAAACCAAAGTTACTAGAAGCTTCTTTTCTAATATTATATCCGTACTTTTTATTTATGCTGTCAAACCTATCCATCCAATATTGTTCTAATTTTTCTAATTTCTGTTTGGTTGGCTTCTCAATAAATGCAATTAAAATAAATTCAAAAGCATCTTCACCATATTTATTCCAAGCATTTTGTAAATAAGAATTTGGATGCTTATTTAATTTTAAATATCTTTTATGACAATTCCAACGTAATCTAACATCAGTAGCAGAACCTATATAGACTTTATTATTTAGTAAATTAATGATTGCATAAATTCCACTTACCATAAATTAACCAAGGATCACGTTGACACTCCCATCATATCCGACCCATTGGCTGGTATCTGATCTAAACCAAAATTGACCTGCTGCTGGTGAAACTGGATCTGATGTTACCCCAACCATAATAATATTTGTAACTGTAATAGCTGCAAAAGTTGGTGAGCTTGTTGTAGCAATAGCTTGAGGTAATGATAAAGTAACTGCTCCAGTTGATGCTGAGGCAATAACTTCATTAGTAGTTCCTGTGATAGATGTTACACCAATTGTTGAGAGAGTTGTCCAAACTGGTAATGCACTAGCTCCAGCACTTACTAAAACTTGCCCACTCGTTCCAACTCCTGAAACTTGTTGTAAGGCTCCCGTTGAAGTTGTACCACCTGTTAAGAGAGCATATGCTGTTAAGGTAGAATCTCCCGTACCTCCATTTGATACAGTGAGAGGAGCAGTAAGTGATAAAGCTGCAAATGTTGGACTAGATCCTGTTCCTATAGCTTGGGGAGTTGAAAGAGTTATTGTTGTACCAGAAGGTGTAACAATAATTTCATTGCTTGTTCCAGCTAATGTTAAGTAAACATCTCCAGTAGCACCACTATTCGTACCAACAAGTTGATAGGCGGTTACACTAGGATGAATCTGGCTCACATGAACTTCGGTTTCTGCCATAACAACTCCTGTAAAATAAATATAACAATAGAACCTCCATATAGGAGGAACTATTATTATAAATATATTAAATTAATTTAACGGATTTACTTTGTGGGAGGCTTTAACAATAATTCCAAACTTTCCAACGCACCTTCCAATTTCGTGCCCAAAATCTTTTTCTGCTCGAAATCTTGCTGCAGCTTTGTCATTTCTTTTTTTACATTATCAAGCTGTGCCTGAAAAGTTGCTTTTTGAGCAAGGATAGAAGCTTTAAATTTTTCTGCTTCACTAACAACTACTTCCTTAACTGTCTCAGCTGCCGTAACAACCTCTGCTTCTACTGCCTTTACTTCATTCTCAATGCTCATTTTCTTATCTCCTATTAATTAGTAATACTTCCCAATATTTAATTGTATCATATCTTCTCTGTGTATGCAACTACTTTTTGAACTTATGTCTACATCCCAGTAGATAAGATTAGAAATCTTATCTACTGAGTCTAAACATACTTATTATTTCTGATAATTAACTAGAATGACACTGCCTGTTTCTGGTGCAACAACAAACGTAATTGTAGCCCCTGAAATAGTATAGTCATTTCCAGCACCAACATTCTGAAGAAGACCATTTAAGAAAATACATTCAGTCCCAGCTATTGGAGTATTTGCAAGTGTGAAAGTAACATTACTACCATTGATTGTCCCTGTTGGAACTTCACGAGTAACAAAATGTGTAGTCAAACCACCACTAATAGATACCACTCCAGCACTAGTGATTGCAGCATCACCAGACATTGTTTCAAATGCAGGGTCTGAAGAAGCACCTTGAGATAAGAACAAGTTTCCAGCTGTGCCTGGGGCGGCAAATCCTACATTGGATGTACCTTCACCAAGCATTACATTATGTGCTGTTAGAGTAGCTAGACCAGTACCACCTAAACTTACTGTAACAGGATTAGTAAGACTAAAAACAGATCCTGTTAGTGTTAAACCTGTCCCAGCTGAATAGGTTGTTGGAGCAGTCCCTGAAGAAGCAGCAGTAATAAGTCCTTTTGCATTAACGGTAATAGAAGCATAAGTAAAACTACCTACATTGCCATTTACTGTAGCAAGAGTTGCAACTTTAGATTGTGAACCCGAAGCAGGACCAGCTGTAACATCACCAGTTAATTGATTAATAGCATTAACTGTAACTGCACCTTGGGCTCCATTAACAGAACTTACACCAGCTGCAGGAGTAACCAATACCCATTTAGTACCATTATAGATTACCAAATCTCCAATTTGAAAATTGACCATTGAAGGATCAGTTAAACCAGCTACGGGACCTGCGAAAGCAGCAGATACCCAATAAGTATAACCAGTAACACCAGTACCATCTACAAGTGTTGGGGTATTGGTGGTGGGGTCCCAATTACCTTGAAATTCCATAAGAGTTGCTGGAAGTTGTGAGAGAGGAACTTTTCCCCCACCATCTAACGAAGCAACACCAGATGCTGCACCTATTCTGGAATCCAGAATATATATTGATGAAAGATCTGGAATATCTGCAGCAACTAAGGATCTGAATGTAGGTTGAGCAGCACTCCCAGAAGAGGGGCCAGAAAATACCGTATTTGCTGTTTGAGTCTTTAATGTAAAATCAAGTGTTCCAGAAGTAGTCACTGGAGAACCAGAAATGTTATAAATAGGACTTGTAGAACCGTCCAACAATGCAACTGAAGTTACAGTTCCACTAAATGAAGGAGCTTGGAATGTAGGATCAGCAGAAGTACCATTTGAGGTTAAAACAAAACCAGCAGTACTTGGAGAAATCAAAGTTACATTTCCTGTACCATTACCAACTAATATATCATGAGCAGTTAAAGTAGCAAGTCCAGTTCCTCCATTGGCTACAGGCAATATTCCTGTAACACCAGTAGTTAAAGGAAGTCCTGTAGCATTAGCCAAACCAATACTTGTGGGAGTTCCTGTAGCATTGGTCAATACCAAAGTTGAAGGAGTTCCTAAATTAGGAGTTGTTAATGTTGGACTTGTAGCTAAAACAACACTACCGCTTCCTGTTGTAGAAGCACTTGAAGCAGCTGTAATAAGTCCTTTTGCATTAACTGTAATAGAAGAAATAGTAAATGACCCAACATTACTATTTACTGTTGCTAATGTTAAAGCTCCAGTATCGGCTAATGTTGCATCACCACTTATTGTTTGGGCAGTAGCTACATTTGATCCATTACCAATCCAAATATTAGTGTCAGCAAGAGTTGTAGAAAGTTTTGCATTCAATTGCGTTTGAATAGCAGATGTTACTCCATGCACATAACCCAATTCTGTGGCAGTTGTGGAAGAAGCAACAGGCAAGCCATTAGCATCAGTAGCAACGGCACTATTTGCCGTTACAGCTGTTTGAGACATTTTACCAGAGCTATCATTAGTTACCCAATCATAAGCTGTTCCTGGTTTTATTTGCGAATCTCGATCAATCTGTGTAAGTGACATATTTATCTCTCCTATTAATATTTTTTATTTTAAAAATTGCTTTTCTTAATGAGAATAAACAACCAAAATCTGATCTCCAGCTTTTAAAATTATTCCTGCATTCAATGTTAATGTTGTACCACTCAATACATAATCAAAACTGGCACCCGATACCAATCCTATCCCATTGAAAAAAACAATTTGACTATTAGAAAATGGGGTAAATGATAAGGTAAATACATTACTACCACTATAGGAAAATAAATCTTGTTGATAGGTTATAGAAAAAGAAGATCCGTTAGATGCAGCTGTTATAAGTCCTTTAGCATTAACTGTAATATTGGCGTTAATAAAACTACCTACATTTGAATTAACGGTAGCAAGTGTTAATGTAGCACTTCCAGGACCAGAAGCCGTAGCATCTCCTGTTAATCCTGTGATATAACTTCCAGATGGTTGTTTATTATTAAATGTATTCCAATCTGTACTACTGAGATACCCAGATTGAGAAATACCAGCTTGTTTTACATCAATTGTTGTACCACTACCTACAACAGCACCAATACCCCCAGTAATTGTTAAAACATTAGATATTGTTTCAGTTAAATTTCCAGTAGTAATTGGACTTGCTGCAGCTGCAATTGTAAGAGTATTTCCAGAAGGAGTGATAGTTACATTACTTCCAGCAGCTAATGTAACAGCACCTATTAAACTATTAACAGATGATACACCAGCCGTTGCTGTAACAGGAACAAACGCTGTCCCATTATCAATAAGAAATTGACCTGTTGTTGTATTATAAACAACTCGTCCAACATTTCCTGGGGCAGGAAGTGTACCAGTCGTTACATTTTCAATTCTAAAATCTAAGGCTTGATGGGCATTAAAAGTAAGATTTCCATTAATGTTCATTGTTTGAACAGTAACAGATCCTGGTGCGTAAAGTGCTGTTCCAAGACTTCCAGGGAAAATTTGTTCATTCCCATTAATATGGGCAAAATTTAAAGGCATACTATAATTTCCTTTTGTTTACTGAGAGCATCATTAAAATTTTATATAAGACACCCGCAAATAGTCCGTTGGAAGTGGAGCTTCAACTAGTGTAAACTGTTGAGGTATATTTAAAATAAAATCTACTCCAAGCATAAGTTTTACTCCATTTAAATAAACATCAAGTGTGCTAGATTTAAATGGATATGCAGTGGTAAATAGAGTATTTCCCTGGATAAGCAAATCAGTTGAAGCCATTCCTGAAGTAGAAGAAACAATTAAATGTGTAGAATCTGTAACAGAAGAAACAGTGAATAAAATACTTGCTGTTATATCAGTCGCTGCTCCAGTTATCCATCCAGCTGTACTACCGACAATTAAATGAGTACCGTCAGTGACTGTGGTAATAGTAGTAGATACACCATTAAGGACTCCACTTGGAGTTTCATTATTAATAATGTCATTAATTTCAACAGTTGTGGGAAAGGGTTGTTCAACAAATTGTGAGAATGACATATCCTGTACAGGAGACGTTAAATTTAATGGACTCTCATTATTTCCATTATCAAGAGCTGTAATTTTATAATACCAAGTAATACCAAATGTATAAGGCACATTATCTACAAACGAGGTAACATTGGCTGGGGTAGTTCCAATTACTTGAAAACTACTATTATCAGTTGGTGAACTACTTCGATATACTCTATATAAAGCTATATTAGGCTCAATATTTGCAGCCCATTGAATAATAAAACCACGGTTAGCTAATAGATTAGTTGCTCTGATACCCTGAACAGGGAAAGGTCCTGCAGGAGTAGTAACTGATCCAAGAGTAACAAAGATTGTTTCAACTGAAACAGAATTACGAGCCTGTACTTGACCATAATAAATTGTATTAGGAAGAAGATTTGTAAAAATATAGGAATTATCAGTAACCCACCCACTATTTATAACATTAAAAATAAAAGCAGGATCTGTGGAGAGTTGAACATAATATTGTGTATCATCATTATTGAAATTAGGTAGCCAATTAGCTGTAACTGTCGTGGAATAAACTCCGCTAAAAGGTTGAAATAAAGGTTGAGCAGCTAATGTTGTAAAAGAAAAAGGAGGACCAAAACCTGTACTATTAGATCCTAATGCATCAGTTGCAGCAGCTAAATTCACACTATACAAAGTATTGGGAACAAGAGAACTAGCCATGAGAGTGGTAGCATTAATCCAAACTGGAATATCACTAAAAGTTCCATCAGATTTAAGATATTTTATCTGAGTTGCTAAATTAATATTATATGAAAATTGAAAAGCATAATAGGTGGCACCTGAATTTCCATCAGAACCTTTTGTGATTAAGGCAGATGAAGCGGTAACACTGGAAATGCTGGGAGTTGTAGGTAGAAATGGCATAATTACTTTACCTCTTCTGTATCAATTTTTTCAAGTTGATCTGCATTCACTGTAAGCAAATCAACATTAATTAAATCCAAACCAAGATGAGAATACTTATCAATGGCCTTATCCAAATCTGCAATCTCAACTTTGCCATCAGCAATTTTATTTATATAGCCTGTACTTCCTGCTTCAATATCTAATTCAATATTTTCTCCAACTACTTCCGATATCTCTGTTTTTGCCCCAATAAATAAATAACCATCATCAGATAAAATATCAGCTCGAACCTTAATACTATCCTTTAATGAAACTGTATCTCCTATTTTTAAAACTTTTTGAGCTTTCTTAGTAATTTTTTCAACAGATAATTCTGCAACCTTATCTACAAATCCAGTTCCAAATCCCCGTTCAAACCCTTCTGTAAGAGCTTGGGTCACATCAGACAATGCCAATTCATCCTGAGATTCAACTTTAATCTCAAAGCTCACTCTAAAGATTCCATTTAATTTGGATTCAATAGGCAATTCATTATCATCAGGAAGATAGTTATAAGTCATAGGAACCCTCAATTTACTCTAGGAGTTTTGGATTTAATTAGGACTACAGAAGTACTTTTTAGAAACGAACTTTCAAAAACAAACCAGGAACTTTATGATTGTCAATACTTACAGCGATACTCGTATTAGACCAAAAATTATAACTTAAATTTAAATCGACTCGTACATCTTTTAAATGTGAAGGATTTGTATCAAGTCCAAGTCCCAAATCCAATTTATGGAAATACCATAAATCAGCACCCACATGAACCCTTGGAGTCCCATCTAACGCCCCACCAATACCCAAGAAAGGACGAATTTCAGTTCCATATTTATGATCAATTATAGAAAGCTTACCATTATTATCTTCGGTAATTGAAGTAGGACGATCTGGTAAAAAGGTAGTTTGTGTTTGAGTTGTACCATCCGATTTTTTTGTAGTTATTGTAATTGTATGATTCTCAGGATTAACAGTGATCTTTTCCTTCTGATCAGGTGTTAAAACAGTGCTGGAAGCCTGTTTATCTTGCTTCTGCTGCACTTTTCTACAGGCTTTGAAGCCAAATAGCCCACCAACCACAATAAGGGCTAAAATAGCCCATTTCTTAAGATTAACTTTGAGGCTTTGCAGAATCGTTTCCATTGTCGTCTCCTTGTCCTTGCACATCTAAGTTCGTTTCATTTGAGGAACTATCTTGTGTTCCTTTCCATACTTTTATGATCTTATGTCCCGCAAATCCTGTAATCACAGTACTAAACATCATTGCTACACCAGTTGAAATCTCATGAGTCTTGTAAATAGAATATGCACTTCCAATAAGCATTACTAATGACCAAAGACCAATAATAGGTCCAGATGGAATATCAAAAATTCCTAAAAGCTTAGTTAAAATTTTCTGGTACATAATTTTCTATCCTTGTTTATTCTCTTCTATTTGAGTATAAATTAAATCAATCAGCTTATCGAAACGTCCTATCTGTATCATATCTCTTGGTGTAATACCCCCAAGTAAATAATTTTCAGCATTCATCCAAATTTCAGCTTTCACTATGTCACGAAAAAACATATTAACAGCTTTCACTGACGCTTTATACTGACATTCATGGAGAGCTTTATTTTCTTTGGATTTTTTCATATCTATTAGTATACCATATTAAATACAAATCCGCAACTACTAACAACATTGTTATCTACTAGGGAGCATTCCAGGAAAAAGCACTCCCAAGGGAAATTTTTAAAAATTGCCCAATTTGCGACTGGTAACGAGGCGTTCCTAAACCTACAGCACCAACAGCAAAAATTTGAGTTTTCTTATAATTTAAAATCATGTTCCTATAAAATTCAAGCATATTAGTATAAGACTGAGAAATCTTACCTACTTGATCCACATTTAAAGAAAGACCATTATCATTATACTGAAAGTCTTCCAAAGTAGCTCTAGCCTGAAGAAATAATTCTGTCATCAAAGAAATACCAAAATATAAAAGCTGAGACAAAATAGGATTACCAGGAACGTCATTGATTGTAAAACCAGTCAAAGGAGGAAAACTATTAATTTCAGCTAAAATCAATTGGGCATATGCTAAAATCTTTTCATCCCTCGTATTACGGGAAAAAATCTCTGGCATAAGTTTTCGAGCTTGACTAATAACTTGCTGTTCTGCTGTTGAAAAAGTAGATGCAGCTTGACTAGTAACACCCGTTAAAGTAGTTATATTAGTTGTTGTACCAAAAGCAGTAGCATTTGTACCAATTGCATCATCTGCAGCACTTAAACGAACAGAGTAATTATTACCAGGAGTTAGTCCTGTTACTTGAATTAATGTAGTATTAATCCACATTTGAACAGGTTGAACTATTCCCTGGGCAGTAACAAATCCACCTGTTCCATTATAAATAACTTGGATAGCATAATATGTACCCACTGGGTTATCTGGTAATATATTAACCGTGAAATAATTAGATCCAATATTAGTAAGTACTGGGGGCTGTGGAATTACAAGACTCATATTTTATCCTTTATAACTTATAGTTCAAGTCCTACACCAACGCTAAAACTTGCAACCTGTGTTGCTGAACCCATGAAATTTGTTTCCCAATCGGAAAGAGTAGTAACGGCACTTGTGCCACCAGTTAATGCCGTTGGGCCTACTGTTACTTGCGCTACACCTTCTTTACCTGCGTCAATAACAGCGGAAACTAAGTAAGCTGCTGCTTGGGAATTAAATGTGGCATTCCCATTATAAGCATTCCATGCAGCAATAGCTGCATAAACCTGTTGAGCTGTTGAAGATCCAGTTACAATATGGACAGTAATAGCATTTCCTACAACAGTTACAGATTCTTTACCGACACTAGGGGCATCACTCACATAGGCAATCGTAACAGATGATGAACCATAAGCGGTTGCTGTATAAACAATATTCTGGATATGAGCAGATGCTAATGTTCCAGATGTTAAAGCTGCATAGGGTCCACTTGCAACTTTTGGATCTCGATTAACTCCACAAAAGTAAATTGATTGAGCTTGAATAGGAGATGTTCCTTCTTCAACAATAAAAGGCACATACTGTAAATCATTCTTCAAATAATATACAGTAGCAGCCGATAAAGTTGTATGAACAACTTTAAATGTGTTCCAGTCCATTTCTATTTCTTGTAAATATGCCATAGTAGTTTCTCCTAAATTTCTATTTTAATCTTCCGATTCTTTCTCAACCCAAGTATTTGTAACTTTTGATTTTCTAACTTCAATTAAATCATACTGTGTATTACAACTGAGACACTCATGAACCATAAAATTACGCTTTGCACGTTTAATAATTTTTTCTGCATAACGCTTTCGATCACATTTTGGGCATTTCATACAAATCCTATTTTTTTAACATAAGTTCACCAACATGTTTAACTAATGGATTAGAAGCTATTTCATCTGGTGAAAATACCTTATCTCCACGTTTTGCTAATTGGACTTTAGAAGCTTTCCAAGAAATAGCAACATATGTGCTACAAATTACTTCATGTTTTCTAGGAAACAAACCAAAAAATAATTTTCCAACATTATACCACAAACCTAAATCTTTATGTGCTTCAGCAACAGCTTTCAAACATTGTGCTTTAGTTGCATTTTTAATCCTAAAAACTTGTATCTTATTATTTCTAGATTTTATTGGGATAATATGGGTTTTAGGCCATACAGCTTCTAACATTAAATCCGTATCTGTATCTATTAAAGCAGCATGGCAATAACTGGATCGTGTAAATTGTTTACCTAAAAGTTTTTCCCCAAATACAATTAACTTATCATGCCAAGGACTATTTGGCACAACTTCAAATAATAAAATATCTCCTGGTTGTAATTTAATATTAGACAAAGTAGTTCACCAAAATATTAGCATGAGTATCTGTTGTATCGGCATTAGCAGTGTTCAGAGTTACCCGAATTTTAACGGATGTGGGAAATACCATACTTTCTGCACTCTCAAATGAGACAGGTAAATTTGGAATCATATATGCTGTACTAACTATTCCTGGAACATACATTGCATTATTGGCAGCAATTAAAATATCAGCTTGAACATAATCATCAAAATCAACATCTGCTGAAACAATATAACCGCCATGAAGATAAACTGTAGAACTAAAGGATACATCAACATACGCTGAAGTTTGACCAGCTGGAATAGTAAGTTGATACCCTTTCCAGTGTTCTATTGTATTATCAGGTTGTGGAGATGCAGATATACGCATTGGACGACCTGCACCTGCCTTAATCTCTAAAGGTGCATTAGCTGAGGGTTTAAAATTAGTTTCAAAATCTGTTTGATCAGAACCACCATCCATAAGCATAGTATAATGCCACATAAATGATCCAGCTTCTGGCCCAAAAAGATCATATGTATTAGTACCTTGTGTATACTGTATCAAGAGTCCCTTAGATGAAACAAGACTTTTAAAAGCTGCCCACGTTGAAAGTTCCATTTGTTGCATATTATGCCTCGTACCCACCGAAATTTGCTCTCCATGTGTAACTTGTTGCTGCATTTGGAGTACATGTAACACGAATAACAGTACCTGCAGCTATAGGTAATGGATCAGAGAAAGGAAAAGTATTTGATGCATAATCGGCATGGAATCTTACATTTGTAATCAACTGTGTACCAGATGGATTTTCCAAACTTATAGTACCCAAAAGAACTGGATTCGTATTTCCAGGTACAGTTGTAATATAAGCCATGAATGAAACATATTCTAAATACAAAGTTTTTCCAGCTGTAACGGTATATGTCAAAACAACTTGATTAGCGGTTGTAGCAGTTGTAACTAAAGAACCAGTTTTTGCTACTACTGTTTTAGCTGTGACAAGAGCATTTAAGGAAGTTATAAGATCTGATTCATCCGATGCAATGGTTACTGGAATAGAATTAGCCATCGTCTTCTGCCCAACTGTAGGAGCAGTTGAACCAATCCAAGAAGACATATCCGTTTTTAAATTTGCAGCAGCTGTTAACTGTAGGGGGGATGAATTACCAGACGTAATTGTTGTAGGAGTAGTATTAAATTCACCTAAAGTCAAAATACCATTAGCTGGCGTAGCTACATTTTGTGTAGAAGCAGCATCAATAGCTGCCCCTGTATTACCAACAATACCGACTTTTAAAACACCAGTAGCAGCAGTTACTGCTGTACTACCATTAATCTGATTCAAGTTTACATTTTGCTCTGCAACAGCTGCAGCAACAACACGCAAATTGCCAGATAGATCTGTAGATAAAAGAACCTGATCTCCTGCATTATATGTAGGAGCAGCAGAACTAGCAATGGCTGGTAATACTCCAATATTATTAGCAGCAGGAGCTGCGTTATTATTAGTGAGGAGTCCTGCGACTAGCCATGGATCAGAAACTGCAGCCTGAGCTACTGATATAGCTGCAGAATTTGTAATAGTAACACGAATATTTCCTAATGTATCTAATGAAATAGGCTCAATAGTTCCATTTGTGTATGTAGGAGCAGCTGTTGTGACAGCTCCATTAATTTGAGTATTGAATGAGGCAGCGACAGGACTAATCGCTAGTATAGATTTTATTCCAGCACCAGCATTCCAATTTATAGATGCAGTACCAGAAGTAAAGGCAGTTGCAACGAGACGGATCTGTGACAGACCACCGCAAGGGACATCAAGTGACACATCACTAGCAACAAACTCAGTGACGACATCTGTTCCCAGCACTACACCATACACAGCGAACCAGTTTGTTCCGTCTACTGTTCCTTGGATAGATATGGTTGCCACCCACACTCCAGTGATGTAAAAGTTAACTGATCCACAGCCATGTGTTGTAGCAACAACACTACCATTCAAGGCTGTAATCGTTCCTGTACCAGTTATGTCAGCTAATGTCTGCAATGAACCATTAGATGCAACTGCTACAGTAGAATATGGAGAAACTGCTCCTGTAATAACTACTGGTGTTCCACCCTCATCTGATGTAATTGGTAAATCAGCCATATCTTTCCTTTTCTATTTTATTGATTAGTGACTAAAGATTGTTGCGTAAACATCTTGAGCTGCTGTATCTCTATTTTTAATAGTAATTTTTACAGAACTTCCAGTAGGAATCACATACCCATAAGGTAAGGCAAATTCAATGTCCTGGTTTGAGGCACTACTAAAACCATTCCAATAAGTTACTTCACTACCTGTAATTCCGATAGCAACTGTAAGTTTAATTTCCCCTGATGCGGTAGCATCGATTTTATCCAAAGTAATTGGACCTGCTAAAGAATGTGTAACCGTAGCACTCGTTGCAACAGAGGCATCAGTAAAATATGTAAGAACAGGAGTGATGCTCGTAACAGTTTGTGCATCAACTAACAATCGCCCATTGGCATCAACTTGCAAAGCTACTTGCTGCCCTGTTGTAAGAGTAGGAGGAGTAGAATTATATTGTCCTCCTGCCAATTGGGAATTAGCAGCTACTGCGCCTGGGGTAACTGGGCCATCAGCAGCATCTTTTGTATTCAAGGTAGATTGATTTGACGCAATAGTAACTGGCAAAGAAGCAGACATGGTTGTTTGACCAAGAGCTATTGCACTACCACCAACCTGTGTTAAATTCTCAGCTACTGTACCTGTTACAACTGTGGTTGATCCAGATCCTGTAATTACACGTAAATTACCCGATAAATCTTCAGACAATAGAACCTGATCACCAGTTGTCCATGTTGGAGCAGCAGCGGAAGCTACTGCAGGTAATACACCAATATTATTTGCTGCTGGAGCTGCATTATTATTAGTAAGATTACCAGCAACAGTAACTGTGCCTGTAATAGTTGTAGAAGCTAATGAAACAACCCAAGGAGAGGTAGACTGTGTAACTGCTACTGTACCTGTGATTGTTGTAGAAGCTAATGTAACTGGAACAGTATTAGTAATAAAAGCGTTAACACCTTGAACACTAACAGCTCCTGGTGATGTACCATATGCTGAAGGACTTCCTAGTGCAACACCATTTAGTTGAGCTTCATTTATACTAAGGGGTGATTGGTTGGAAGCAATTGTCACTGGCAAAGAATTTGCCATTGTTGTTTGACCAAGGGCAAATGCAGCACCACCAACTTGATTTAAATTAACATTCTGTTCACTAACACTACTATCAATTGTGACACGAAGATTACCACTTGTGTCTAAAGATAATGGATTCGATGTTCCTGTTATATAGGTAGGAGCAGCTGTTGTAACTGCACCCATAGACAGAACACCATTCTGTCCAGAGGTAGTAGAACCTTGTGCATAATCCTCTGATGGATTGATCGTAGTACCTGCTGAGTTAGCTACCTCAGTTGTAAAATTTACGGCTAAAGCCCTGACGGGCTGTTGGGCATCAAAATCAGCGCACATAATGTTTCTCCTTAAAGCTTATTTTCCAAGTTTATCTATAGATTCTTGGGTCTTACTAATATCTAAATTTGTTGCTGCAATATTTTCATCGATTTTTCGTAATTCTTCAGCAACTTCCATCTTACGAAGATCAAATCTTTCTAATTGCAATTTCATTTCGGTTACATGAACCTGTAAACGCTTTTTATTCAATTCTTTATTGGGATCTATATCTGCCATTTTAATTCTCCTTAACTTTTACATAATCGATTCTGTAAGTAAATTCATTCTAAATGTTTGAGATGAAGAGGCATAATTTGTAATTGTAACAGCCACTATATCTCCAACCATTGCTACTATTGGAATATTCTGGTAATTAAGCTGAAGTGTACGAGCTGAGGGAGAACTCCATCCACCACCCTTGTTTGCCCCATTCACAGTAATCAACCATTCCCCATCATATGTTCCCCAACCAATCAAACCATTAACATTATATGTTACACCAGCTGGAACAGTATATGAAAACATAGTAGTTGTGGAATTTGGGGCAACTGCAAGATTTTCGGCATATATATTATCTGGAGTACCAGCAGATCCAGTAGTTGTAACAACAAGGGAACCACCACTAAAATTAAACTGTTCTAAAGTAGATAAAATAGATGTTGAAGTGGTTTCTGTAGCTGGTAATATTTCAATCCCACTTGAATCTCTTAAATTAACATGAAAAGCTCTATATTCAGTGAGACGAACAGCACCCGTTTCACCTAAAGATAATGTTGGATTAGTATCCTGATAAACACCACCAACTGGCTGTTCTAATGAAGTACCGTAGGTAAAACTACTTTCATCAGCAATACCAATCTCACCAATTGTTATTGATCCACTAAAGGTAGCATTGACATTAAGATACCCATTTTCGGTAATAGAAAATGGAATATATTTATTACTAGGTGTAACACCATAAATCGGATAAAAAGGAAGTTCTGGATTTATCTGACTTTCTGATAGAGGTACGCCAAATTGTGGTGGTGGAAATCCCATAGCTTATCCTTATAAAATAATAAAGACTAAGCTTACATCTTTATTTGAGTAAGTCTTAAAGTTATATTGTTACGAAATTGGTTTGACTGGGTTTTACCTAGAATATCTTCCAATAAAGCAATATCTGCTGATTCTTTAATCCATCTTAATTTCAAAAAGTGAGACAATCTTTCAAAATCTTCATATGTCTTAACTAAATTTAAGTCATTAAGTGGCTCAATTATAGGAACCGAAACTTGCTCTACTACTTTTATTGCGTCAGGTAAAATTGTTGGGGAAGGTGGAACGTCTATTTTTTCTAATACTTCAGCTGATTTAGCAGGGGCTAATTGAGCTGTAAAAACCATTTGTTCAGTAATAAAATGAGAAAGTGGTGTTGGAGATTCATTTTTGCTAATTATTTCAGAAATCTCTTCTATCCATTTATTCTCTAAATATCCTTTTAAAGATCCTACAAGCCATGACTTTCTCACATCTTCAGGATCACATACATCTAATGGGATTTCTTCTCCCTCTTTAATTTTTAAAATAGGAGAAAATCCGTTGGAATATTTCACACATAAATCAGCGAAAGTTAATTCAGTTCTATTTTCTTTTGAATTTTTAATTGCAACACGATATCTTCTCATTTATTATCCTTCTCTTATCTTTTAAATATAAATTCAAATTCTATTACATATCTATAAAATATACACAGAGGGACCATATCTCAGATCCCTCCTAGTATATTTTTTAAATACTAATCTATTTGCAAACTTAGATTAATATCGTTAAGATCATTGTGCCACAACCTGCATCATTACAAGCTTGTAATGGAATACGAAATTCTCCAACACTGTTGGGGAAAATAGTCCCAGAAATTACTCCAGTACTATGATTAATAACCAAATCCCATGGCAAATACGTTGCATAGAATGCTGTAGGTGAATTTATAGCAGTAATAGTGTAGCTAAATGCAGATCCAGAGCTTGAAGGAACATTTACTATTCCTGCACTAGGGAATGTTACCGTTGTGCCCGAAGGACCATACGTTAATGCACGTCCATTAAGTACGCTATTAGAAGCAAAGGTAATAGAAGTACCAGCAAGAATATTACCATTTACAGTGTCATTGGCTCCAAACGTAAATGTTGTTCCAGTTACGAAGTAAACATTATCTGCTGTGGCACCATTAGTTAATACGACATGGCAATTTGCACCCATCGTTAAGCTTGTTCCAAACAAGAATACATAGGTTCCTGCTCCATTTAGAGTTAAATCACCAGTAGCTGTCCAAGTTCCAGCAGCTGTTGCTGAGTAAACACCTGGAGTTGCTACAAATCCATTAAGATCTGTAGAACTAATGTCTGTTCCAGGTCCCATAAGTTTTAGAGCAGTGGCTGCAGCTGTTGCATCGGCATGAGCCTGAGCTGCTGCTGCGTCAGTGTGATGAAATGTACCAGTAAATGTTCCTGGAGGAAAACCAGTTACTGATGTTCCTGGATAAATACCCAAATCTCCGTTAAGGACTGTATTTCCTGTATTCGTTACCGCAGTATCACCTAAAACTGCAAATGTAGAAGCTGTAGCAAGAACAGGATTATTAAGACTTACCAAAATTTCACTCGCACTATTAATAACTGGTGCTTTATAATCTGGTACTACTGATTCAATAATATTACCTTTTGTAATGTAAATATTTGTCATTGTGAATCTCCTTATTTTTTGTCATATTTTTGCATATTCTTATCTAATACAACTCGTTTTTAATTCGCTTCGAGGCGTTTAGGTGAGGATACGAAATCTGTGCAATACCTATACAGGCTCTTCTGCACACATCTTACTGCATAGGACTTATTTGCAAAAACTGCAATAGTGGGGCTTTTTTAAAACCCCACCGATGCAATCTTTTATACGTTTAGCTTAGTGTTGCAATGTATGTGGAGGATACTGTTAAAGTACGACTAGGAGCAGAAAGAGCAAGATGTACTGTTCCAGAAGCTGAATC